TGGCAGGGGGAACGGTTTCGTTTGGACCGGCAGCCGTTCACGCGGCTGCTCTACCAGGAGATCGATAGCGGCCGCTGGACGCGGCATGTGATTCTTGGGCCGTCACAGAGCGGTAAGACCCTCTCAAGCTCGATCATGCCTGTGCTCTACCACTGTTTCGAGGTTGGGGAGGCGGTAGTGTATGGGGTGCCGACCGAAGATATCGTCGAAGACAAATGGCGGGACGATCTGTATCCGGCGATCGCCGCGGGGCCGTATGCGCAGTATCTTCCCCGCCAGGGGGCGGGGAGCCGTGGCGGCGACCCGGGACTCCGGGTGACGTTTCAGAATGGCGGCGTGCTGCGGTTCATGACGGGGGGCGGCTCGGATAAATCGCGCGCCGCGTACACCGCGCGCGTGCTGGTGGTCACGGAAACGGACGCGTTTGGCCGGGCGAGCGAGGCGAGCGTGGAGACCTCGCAAATTGGGCAGCTGATCGCCCGCACGATGAGCTACGGGCGGACGGGGGCGCGGATCTATCTCGAGTGCACGGTGAGCACGAGCGACGGCATTACCTGGAGCTGGTATCAAGAGGGCAGCGCCAGCCGGATCGTGGTGCTGTGCCCGGCGTGCGGGGCGCCGGTGACGCCGGAACGTGAACACCTGGTGGGGTGGCAGGATGCGCCGAACGTGCTGGATGCCATGGAAGGGGCGGCGTTTGCGTGCCCACAATGCGGCACGCTGTGGACTGAGGACGAACGGCGCGAGATGAACGAGACGGCCCTCCTGGTGCACAAGGGGCAGGAGGTGGTGGACGGGAAGATTGAGGGTGCACTGCCGCGGACCGACACGCTCGGATTCCGATGGACCGCGTTCAACAACCTGTTTTGGACGGCGGGGGATATCGCGTCGATGGAATGGGAGGCGGCGCGCGCGGGGAACGAACAGGACGCCGAAAAACGGCTGCACCAATTTGTTTGGGCGCTGCCCTACGATGGCGAGCGAGAGGATCTGACGTACCTGGACTACCGGGACATCCTGGTGCGGACCCGGCCGGAACGGAAGGGGGAAGTGCCGGCGGACGCGGTGTGTCTGACAATGGCGGCGGACGTGCATAAGAGATCCGTCTATTGGGGCGTGGCAGCGTGGATGCCGGACGCGAGCCCGCATGTGCTGGATTACGGGGTGATCGAGGTGCATTGGGAGACGCTGGGGCTGGAGCGCGCCCTGGCGGTGGCGTTCCAGGAACTGAAGGAGATGGACGAAACCGGTTGGCCGCGGGTGGGAACGGGTGAGCTGCTGCGGCCGAAGGTCGGGCTGGTGGATATGCGGTATGAGGGGCAATCGGTGGTGGCGGCGTGCTCGAGCATGGGGCCGGCGTGGTTTCCCGCGCGCGGCTGGGGCGCGAGCCAGGATATGGGGCGAAACTACGTAGCGCCGAAACAGCGGACCAAGGTGGTGCTGGCGATCGGACTCGAGTACCACATACAGCGCGAGGCGCAATGGCGGTGCAGGGTCGTGAACTCGAATGTGGACTACTGGAAGAGCTGGCTGCACAACAGGCTCACCACGGCGGTGGGAGAGGCGGGCGCGCTGACGCTGTATGGGGTGTCCCAGTTCCGCGACCACATGCCGCTGGCCAAACATTTCACGAGCGAGCGCCAGTACGAGGAATTCGTGGCGGGGAAGGGGCGAGTGATTCGATGGGAGAAATTGCACCGAAACAACCACTGGCTGGACGTGTATCAGAATTGCTGTTGCGCGGCGCATATCGCCGGGGTGCGGTTGCGCGAGCGAGCGAACGCGGCGGCCTCGGCCGCGCCGGCACAAGCGGCCGGCGATTACGCGGAGGCGCCTGCCGAGACGGGTAGACGGTCTGGCGGTGGGTGGCAGATAGGGCGATAAACCGTGGCAGGGGGAACAGGAGTGAGCGAATGGAGCAGAAACAGCGGCAGCGGAAACAGCGGCGAATCATGCGGACGGAGGATCCCCCGATTCAGGTAATGCGCCCGAAGGTGCAGACACTCGAGGACGACCTGGCGGAGGTGGATAGGAAGATCGCGGCGCTCAAGCAGACGAAAGAGGACCTGCAGGCGGCGCACGATCGCATCCTAGCGGCGCAATATGCGCAGGACGAACAGCGGGCGATTGCGCGGCGCTGCTACTGGCCGAAGGGGAAGCCGTTGCCGGATTCGTTTGTGAAGGTGCGGCGGGATCCGGTGCCGTGCCCGAAATGCCGGCGCATCCGGTTGGACGATGGGGGCCAGGCGGTGGCGTGTTCGCGGTCGGGCGACGTTGTGGCGTGGTTTCGCTGCAAGGCGTGCGGGCACATATTCAAGATGGCGGTGGAGATGAAATAGATGGTGTGAGCGGGTGTGTCCAGATTGGACAGGTGTCCAGACTGGACACAAGGGGGTTGACGAACCGCAAATGTAAAGGATAAAAGGAGGGTAACGCGCATCAGTGAGTATCCCCAAGGCCCGGGTCCGGTGCACCGGCTGGACTCGGGCCGCCTTTTTTTGGGCAGTGTACAGGGCAGGAGAGTGAATGAGCGCAGTCAGTGACATGCAGACGCTGCTGGACGCCGCCTCGACCGCGGTGGGCACGGGCGATTGGGCAACGGCCCGCACGAAACTGTTGCAGGCGCGGTTCCAGTTTGCGGCGATCCCCACACAGACCCGATCCGAGGTGGCGTATATGCAGTGGGAGGATCGCCTGCGGGAGCTGGGGGCGGCGCTGGATGAAGCGGAGGCGGCGGCGGGGCGTGCATCGGACCGGCGGCGCATGGGCCGCATGACGACGGGGTATTAGCGTGAGGCAACGCGGAACCTGGTATCAGAGAGCTGTGGAAGGCGGGCTGAAGTTGTTCGCGCCCCGGCGCGCGGCGGTGATGCAGCATCTGCGGCTGATGGAATCGGACGCGGATTACCGGGAGAGCGTGCTGGCGCTCATGCGGCTGCAGGGGTACCGGGCGGCGCGCAAGGGCGGAAACAACACAGCCTGGCTGGATTCGGGGCGGAGCGCGGATGCGGAGGTGCTGGGGGACCTGCCGGTATTGCGGTCGCGTGCGCGCGAGCTGGGCCGTGATGACGCGATCGCGAGCGGGATCAGCGGGTCGTTTTGCAACAACGTGATCGGGACGGGGATTGTGCCCCAGGCCCGCACCGAGGATGAAGAGAAAAACCGCCGGCTGGAGGCGGTGTGGGCGGAACGGGCGCTGCTGCTGGACCCGGTGGACATGCTGCCGCACGGCCAGGCGCAGCGCCTGGTGTTTCGGAAATGGTTCGAGGACGGGGAGGTGTTGCGGAAAGTCGCGAAGACCAATCCACACGAGCCGGTATGGTTTGAGACGATCGAGGCGGACCGGCTGGCCACGCCGCGCGAACATTTGACCAATCCGCGATTCCGCAACGGGGTGGAGCGTGACGCACACGGGCGGGTAGTGGCGTACTGGATCATGCGATCGCATCCTGGGGACGTGATGGGCGGTCCGGTGATGCGCGATGCAAACCAGTTTGTGAGGACCACGCCCGCGATGTGCCGGCATTTGAAACTGGTTGAGCGGCCGGGACAGAGCCGGGGCGTGCCGGCGTTTCACGCGGTGCTGCAGGACCTGCGGGATTTGGACCTCCTGATCGTCGCCTGCCTGAAACGGGTGCAGATCGCGGCGTGTTTGTCTGTATTCATCAAGACGCTGAACCCCATCGACAACGTGCTGGACACCACGGCGAAGAAATACGGCTATGTGCTGGATCAGGAAATCACGCCGGGCATGATTTTCAAGCTGTACCCGGATGAAGAGATCCAGACGCTGATCCCAAACTTCCCCGTGCCCGAGTTGGAACCGTTCATGATCATGCTGGCGCGTCGCGTGGGGGCGGCGTTGGGCATTTCGTGGCAGGTGGTGCTGAAAGACTTTTCCAAGAGCACGTATTCGAGCGCGCGCACGGACCTGCTCGAGAGCCGCCAGGTGTATGCGGTGTTTCAGTCCGCATACATCGCCCAGTGCCTGAACTGGGAGTGGCAGACGGTGATGGATGACGCGGCGTTGCGGGGCGATGTGCGGTTGCAGGGTGTGACGCCAGAAGAGCGCCATATGGTGCACTGGATCCCGAACGGGTGGAAATGGGTGGACCCGGTGAAAGAGGCGGCCGGCGCCCAACTCGAACTGGAAATGGGGACACAGACCCTCCGGGATCTGTGTGCGGAAAAGGGCCGGGACTGGGAAGAGCAGTTACGCCAGCGCCTGCGCGAAGAGGCGCGGGAGGCGGAGTTGCGTAAAGAAATGGGCCTGGCGCCCAAACAGGCGGGGACGCAGGACAGCGCGGCGCGGACCATCGCGGTATTGGCGGCTGCGCGTGAAGAGGAGGTTGTCGCGTGAGTACAGAGGCGGTCATTGAACGGGCACTGCTCGACCAGATCGAACGGCGGGAGATCAACGTCGATGAGCGGTGGGTTGAATTCGTCGCGGCGACGGAGAGCGGTGTCGAGACCTGGAGCGGCCGGCAGTATCTCCGCATTTCCGGGGTGGTGCTGAAGCGGTTCAAAAAAAACCCCGTGATCCTCGACACGCACAATCGCTGGGAAGCGGGCGCGGTGGTCGGGCGCGGGGACGTGCGGGTGGAAGGGCGCGAGCTGATCGTGCGCGTTCATTTCGCGGAAACCGAGCGAGCGGAGACAATCTGGCAGTTGGTGAAAGGGGGATTCATCAACGCCGTGTCGGTGGGGTTCATCCCGGACCGGAAGAACACGATCGAGCTCGCGGAAGGGGAAACCGACGGTGACGGGGAATCGGCGATCAAGGGCCCGGCCGTGGTGATCAAGCGGTGGGAACTGTTCGAAATCTCCATCGTGCCGGTTCCTGCGGATGCGGAAGCGGTACGGCGCTCGTTTCTGGCCGGGCGTGAGCAGGCGATGGATCAGCAAATTGAGGCTACCGTGCGGCGTGTGCTGCAGACCGCCGCGTTCAATGCAAGTGAGGAACCAGAGGAGGACGAGACCGTGGGCACAGACAAACAGCAGGATGCCGCGGCGGGCCACACGGAGGCGCGTGCGGCCGCGGCGACGGAGACTCAGGCGGAGACGGCGGCGATGATTCCGGAGGAACTTTCCGCGCGTCGTGCGATGGCGCGGAAGACGGAAATCATGGCGATCACGCCGGTGGGCCTGGAGGGTGTGGCACAACGCTGCATTCTCGAGGGGCTCGACCTGGAGCAGGCGCGGGAGCGTCTCCTGGCGGCGATGACGGACCAGGCGGCGCCGGCCGGGACGCCGGAGCCCAAGACGGAAACGCAGGGCCAGGAGAAGGCGCAGACGCTGGACGACGTGTCGGACGACGTGCTGGTGCGGACGCTGGTCGGCTGAGCCGGGCGGGACCTGACGCGAGAAACTGAGGCAATCCCGCGGACGCGGGTGTAAGGAGTGAGACGATGGCGACAAATCATGTGCGGTGGG